GTAAAAGATTATGTTGAATCCATTTCTACAGAAGGAATTTATACTAATCCTCCAATAATTGGAATAGGATTATATGAAAGATTTTATAAAAATATGATTCAGATGATGTTAAATAACCCTAGAATAAGAACAATACAAGTTAATTTGTCTATATCTGATATTGCTAATTTAGATTTAAAAAAACTAATATATATAGATGGCGTTTATTGGAGAATAAACAGAGTTATAGACTATATGCCTCAAAAAAGCACTACTACTAAAGTTGAGCTAGTAGAATGGATAGACACAGGTGTTCCTGTAACAACAAGTCCTAATTTAAATCAATTTGACGGAGATTGGAATCCAAGAGGAGCGCAAACATACGACCCAAATCAAGGTTGGTAAAAAAAAATATAATATGCCAAATAGAAATAATCAAATAAGTGATTCAGGAGTTCCTTCTACAAGTGGGTTAGAAGTGTATATGACAGTAACTATTGGTGGTATTGAGTATTTAGTAAATGTTGTAGCTAATGACAGGTTTGGAAATTCTCATACTGTTTTAAGAAGAGATAATCAAGGAATAATAGAAGACTAATGGCTAAATCTAAAACAATAACTAAAAGTTTAAGGTCTTTAGGCAATAAATATATAGTTGCTTTGCAACAAGAATTAACATTTCAAAAACATGTTGCTACTGCTAATTTAAGAGATTCATTTAAATCAAAAATTACTGAAAGTTTTGGAAATTTTTATTTAGAAATAATTTCAGACTCTTCTTATATGCGAACAGTAAATGATGGTGCTAAAATGGGTGTTAATGTTAGTCCTGAACAAATAGAAAAATGGGCTAAACAAAAAGGTATAAATGTCGGAGATGCAGATGCTTTAGCTAGATTTAGTTTAAATGTTGCTAATGAATTACAAAAAAGATATCCAACTGAGGGCGGTCTTTTAGTAGCTCCAAGAAGATTAAAATTTATAGATATTGCCTTTGATGCAGTTAATAAAACTGATTTTGTTGAAATAATGGAAAATGATTTAGCAGAAATAATAGAAGCAGATATATCTTTGGGATTGTCCAATAGTGCAATAGAAGTTAAAATATAAAAAATATGACAAAAGAATTAGCCATAAAAGTAGTAATTAAAGACATCAAAAAAATTGCTGATTTAAAAAAAGAATTAAAAGAGTTAAGGGGAGAACAAAAAAAACAAGAAATTCGTTCTAAATCAGGACAATTTCAATCTCACGAAAATGCAAAAGCATACAAAGCTAGGGCAAGCGCAATAAAAGAAAACTCTAAAGAACTTAGAGGCTTAAATAAAAACATGGCAGGCGCTGACAAAACTACAAAAAACATTACCAAGTCTAATAATGGTATGGCAAAACAATTTGTAAAAGGAGCTGCTGCTATTGGTATTATAGTTACAGCTTTCAGAATGGTTAGTAAAGTTTTTTCTTCAGTTGTAAGTACTTTTTCTGAATTTGAGTTTGTTATGGCTAAAGTTAAAGCGGTATCAGGAGCTACAGATGATGAGTTTAAAAAATTAACTGAATCTGCTGAAGAATTAGGTAGAACAACATTCTTTACTGCTGCTCAAGTAGGAGAATTACAATTAAATTTTTCAAAATTAGGTTTTACTGCAGATGAAATATTAGACGCTCAACAAGCTACTCTTGATTTAGCAACTGCAACAGGTAGTGATTTAGCAAGAGCCGCAACTGTTGCGGGTGCAGCAGTAAGGGGTTTTGGTTTAGATGCTTCAGAAACAGAAAGAGTAGTAGATGTTATGGCTGTATCGTTTTCAAGTTCTGCTATGAGTATAGAAAAATGGCAAACATCTATGACTAAAGTTGCTCCTATTGCAAAAGCAGCAGGATTCTCTATTGAAGATACTGCAGCTATTATGTCAAAATTAACAGATTCAGGAATTGAAGCTTCTATTGCGGGTACGTCTTTAAGAAATATATTGCTTAAAATGCAAGACCCTACATCAGAATTATCAATGAGGTTTGGAAGAACAATACACAGTTTAGACGATTTAGTCCCTGCTATGAAAAAATTTATAGCAGAAGGAGGAAGCATGGCAGACGTAATGGAGGTAGTTGACTTAAGGCAAGCAGCAGCTTTTGAGCAAATGCTTACAACTGCAGACGGAACTTTAGACTTAAGAGACGCTTTATTGGCTGCTAACGGAGAAGGAGCTAGAATGGCAGAAATAGTAGGAGACTCTTTACAAGGTGCTTGGTTAAGGCTTAAGTCAGCTATACAAGGTGTTTCTATAAGTTTAATGAAAGATTATTCAAAAGGGTTGCAAAGTGTTATTGAAAAAACTGCTACTTTTTTAAATAAATTAGCTGCAAACACTAAGGCAATAGCAAAAGTTTTAAAAATAACAAAAGGATTTTTACTTGCTTTAGGTTTATATAAAATTGGATTAATAGCTGCGTCTGTTCAACTAAAAATTTATACAAAACTTCAAACTATTGCATCGGTTTCAACTAATGTTTTTGCAGGAGCATTAACTTTTGCTAATGTTGCTCTTACAAGATTTATGAGCCTTTTAGTGTCTACAGGTATTGGAGCTGTAGTTGTGGCATTAGCTGATTTAGGTTTTCACATGGCAACATTTAATAAAGAAACAGGTAGGTCTATAAATTTTATGGATAAGTTTGAAGGTAAAATTAAAGATGAAGAAAAATCAGTTACTGAATTAAAATTTGAAATTGAAAAGTTAGAAAGAGCTAAAAAAACATTAAACAAATTTAGTGAAGAAGAGGTTAAAAATTTAAAAAAAGGCTCTTACGAGCAAAGACAATACGGTAAGTCTTTATTAGAAGCAACTAGAGCAACTGCCACATTAAATAAAGCTTTTAAAAATAATGGAATTGATTTAATAGATTTACAAACAAACATAGAAGATACAAAAATAAAATTTTCTGAATTAGCCAAGCAAATGAGAAACACGGCTATTGTTTCTGCTAGTGCAGAAATTTCAAAAAAAATAGTTTCTACAAGGTTAGATGTAGAAAGAGCTTTAACAGATATAATACAAAAAACAAAAGATGCCGATATGTCTATTGATAATTTAGATATATGGACTATGGCAAAAAAACTAGAAGAAGAAGGTGGTTTTGAAAATTGGCTTAGAGGTTATTCTACTACAGTTGGAGGTGTTGTTGGATTAAGTAATGATTGGATGAAAAGTGCAGAAATAATAGAAAAAGTAGCAGAAAAATATGGATTAAGCATTGGAGATATTGCTAAATTTGCTGTTTTTGGGGAAGAAGAAATGCAAGGCGAATTAAACTCTGTAAACTTAAAAGTTTTAGAATTAATACCAAATTTTGAAGAATTAACTAATGTTATAAACGGAAAAGGAGATGGTAAAAAATCAGGTATAGAGAATATAAAAGATTGGGCTTTTGAAACTAAAAAAGCATTAAACGTAGTAAAAAAAGCTTTGCTTGATGGCGTTGTAGACCAAGAAGATTACGCTCGTAAAGTTTTAGATGTTAGAAAAAATTTATTAAAACAAGAAATTGCCTCATTAAAAGTCAATGTAACTAATAAGAAAAAATTAAATGATTTGAATTCAAAACTATTATCTATTGAAATAAGTATTAGAAAAGATAATCAAAAACAAGAACTTCAAATAGCCCAAGAAAATTTTCAGAAAAAAATAGATTTAATAAAATCAGAAAACACAATTAATGGTAAGCTTACGCAAACAGGTCGCAGACAAGAATTAGAAGCTGAAGCAATTTTATTACAAGAAAAGGCTAGAATACATAATGAATATAAAGATAAATTATTAAATATTAATTCTCAAATAGCTGCTAATAATCTTTTATTACATCAACAAACCATAAGAGAGATAAGCGAACAAGCAAGTGCAATGAGTGGTATTGGCGGGGCTTTACAATCATTAGCGGGAGATAATGAAAAGTTAAACAAAGTAAAAGAGGCGGGAATAAAAATATCACAAGCAGCAAGTATTGTTCAAGCAATATTAACTTTAAATACCAACCTACAAACAATAGCAGACTCAAAAGGAGGTATAGCCGCTATATTTAAAACTAAAGCTATTGTGGCTGAAACTGTAGCTACAGGCGCAAACACTACAGCAACGGCAGCGGGAGCAGCAGTTGATGCAGCGTCAATAGTTCCTGCAGTTGGTTTAGGGGCTGCAAAACAAACAAAACTTCCATTTCCTTTTAATATAATTGCTGTTGTTGCTACATTAGCTTTATTGTCAAAAATTATGAGTAAATTTGAAGAAGGAGGAATTGTAGAAGGTGGAAAAAAGTTTGCTAATGGAGGAATGGTAAATGGTAAATCTCACGCACAGGGAGGAGAAAAATTTGCTGTAGGAGGAAGAGTAGTAGAGCTAGAAGGAGGAGAAGCTGTAATAAATAAAAGAAGTACATCTATGTATAAAAATCAGCTTTCAGCCATAAACTCTGCAGGAGGAGGAGTTAAGTTTGCAGATGGAGGATTAATGAATATGCCTTCTTTTGCTTCTTCACAATTTGATGCTGCAAATCAAGAAAATATGATGGGGGCAATAAATCAATCAAGTAAAGTAATCGTAGTAGAGGCAGACATTACATCAAGTCAAAATACTGTTGGTGTAATAGAGGCTGAAGCAACATTTTAAAAATATAAACAAATGTTTGTTAGTAAAAAAATAAAACAAGATAGGTTAGATACCTGTAAAAAATGCGATTTTTATAGAAATTTTGCAATGCTTAGATATCCAAGGTGGAGTAAAGGAGCAAGGTGCGGTAAATGTACTTGCTTTATAGATGCTAAAGCGTCTTTGTCTAAAGAATATTTAGGTGTTTGCCCTATAAATAAATGGGAAGAATGAGTGTAGAGCATGTCGCTAATAAAATATCAAAAAATAAAAAAAAAGAAATAATAAATGCTGTTGTTAAAAACAGAATTTATATGAACTCTTATGGTAAATATAGTCCTAATGATTTAACTTTTTTATTTCAAGAATGGCACGTTCATTTTCCGCAAGTAAAACAAAGAATGGGTTGCATAGGCTGTAGAGAAGCTGTTACTATGTTTTGGGAAAATGTAAATAAATATTGGAATCCACAACTATAATATGGCTAAAAGACAAAATAAAGTAGATGTTGTTTTTGAATATATAGATATAGTAGAATTAGAAATTTTAAAGAGGTGGCACGAACCTACTACTAAAGATATTTTAAGACATTTTATTGAAAAAGGAATTGTAGACCCAAAAAGATTAAGAAATTATATGATTATATATGATTTTGATTGTATGCTTAGAAAAAATGAAGGTAACAGAACATATACTTTTATGGATTTGTCTATTAAATATGATATTTCTGAAAGACAAGCTCAAAGCATAGTTTACAAAGAAAGAAAAAAAGAATCTTTTTCAGAAAACATTACCTATTAAAATTTATTCCTGAAACTGCGTAACTTTGTCATAACATAAAAATATTTTTGTGTTTATGAATAAAAATTGGTTTAACATTAAGGCAGAGTCTTCTAACAAGGTTGCTGACATATATATATTTGATGAAATAGGTGCGTATGGAGTAACAGCTCAAGGATTTATTGAAGAAATAAAAGCTTTTAAAGATGTTCCAATGAACCTTCATCTTAATTGTGTAGGTGGTGATGTATTTGAGGGAATGGCTATCTATAATGTTTTACGAAAAAGAACAGCAAAGACTACTATATATATAGAGGGTATAGCTGCAAGCATGGGGAGTGTAATTGCATTAGCAGGAGATGAGGTTATAATGGCTGAAAACTCTTTGTTTATGATACACAATGCTTGGGGTGGTGCTATGGGAGAAGCTAGCGAAATGAGAAAAACTGCAGCTCTATTAGAAAAAATTAGTGGAGAGATTGCTGATATTTACATAAAAAAAACAAGATTACCTTATAATAAGGTACAAGAAATGATGGACGAAGAAACTTGGTTAAGTGCTGATGAGGCTTTTAATTTAGGTTTTGTTGACTCTATCTCTGACGCTATAAAAGTAGCGGCTAAATATGACGTTTCTAAGTTTAAAAATATAACAGACAAGGAAATTCAAAATAAACTAAGTGTTAATTTAAAAAGTAAAAAAATGACTGAAGAATTAAAAAGTTGGTTTAACGCTAAGGTTGAAGAAATCATTGCTAAAGTAAAAAATAGTAATGAGTCTGAAACTGCTGACGTTAAAGAGGTAGAGGTAATGATGGTTGATAACGAAGAAGTTTCTGAGAAACTTACAAGTTTTGAAGCTAAAGTTACTGAGCTTGATGGTTTTGTTGCTGAATTGAATGGAGAAAAAGAAACTCTTACTCAAGAAGTAGAAAGACTAAATGCTTTAATAAGCAAAGCTGATGCAAAGGGTACTGAGATTTCTACTGATGGAGACCCTGCAGTAATAGATAACAAAGTAGAAAACAAAGAAGAAAATTTCTTCAATGCTCTAGCAGCAAAATTAAAATAAATATAAATAAATAAAATAAATAAAAAATGGCAAATATAGCACTAGATGGATTAGGGGCAACTTATCA